ATGGTTTCTTCCATCCATTGATCTAAGTCAAGACCAAAACAGCTCATTGCTTTAGCACTAGGAGGACATAGAAGTATGTTTCTACCGGGTCTAAATTTACTACGATGCCAACCTATAGCTTCTAGTCTATCAAAAGGTCGATATATCACGGGCCCTATGTTTTGCATTGCATTTTTTGTGATTCTATGGTATAATTTTTTCCTAATGTTTCCAAAATATCCTGTATCTATGTAATAGTAATCTCGGCCTTTTTCCTCGCAGGCTTTCATATGTTTCATTTTAGTGATACCTCTAAATAAACAGGGTACCATACTTTGTTCCACTTTATCGTAGTTGGTAATTTTTCCACCACTGCCCATAATAAAGGCTTCCATGTACGGATCGTACACTAATCCTTTTTTCTCGGCCGGATTCCATCCTCCGTCAACAGCCAAAACATTTTCTTGATTCATAATTTTTAAGTCCTCAACTATATCTTCAAACTTTCCATCTGGATAATATTCTTGTGAAGAGTCTACCCGATAGTGTAGAATTTTCTTGAAAAGTTTTGTCATTTCGGGAGGAATGTAGTCAAATGGCCCAGGCGGCTTTTCACTGACAGATAATTTGTTGTATTCATTTAATTCTTCCAACCAATGATATCCGTATTCACAATGTTTGTAATTTTCAAACCAAGGACCACCTTCTGTATAATGTATAACTTTTGGTTTGCCGTCTTCTGGTTCTTTATACCAATTAACTAGCCAATTATAAACAGGAGAAAGCTCTCCTATCTCATGGTCTTCTAGCCATTGAAATCTATGCAGAAATGCGCCAGTTTTATTATTAACTTTATTAAGTGTTAATTTTGCGTTAGAAGGGTGTCCGCAGTTCCACAATACTAAAGAACTCCAATTCTTTCTAGGATATGGCAATTGTTTTTTGCCATCCATCTTTACACCTTCTGTTGGAGTGTAATCATGTTTTACAACCATCACTGCATATTGATTATCTGCACAATTAAAAATTTCTTCTACGTCTATCTTGAACAAAAAATCGCAGTCACAAAATAACGCCCATCCCTCATAATCCATAAGATGCGGAACCATAAATCTAGTAAAAGTAAATTCTGTAGAACTTAAGGGATCAACTTCTCTAGTATACAATCCTTCTTCGATTAAATCTTGACGTTTAAGAGGGATAACTTCTGCTGATGGATTTCTTGATAATATACTATGTCTACACACTTGATATGCGATGTCTTCTCGGCTATCATATCCAATAAAAATTTTCATATTTTTTGTTCCAGTTCGTTTAATTTTTTCATAGCCTCACCGCTTTTTAATTCTGATACATGAAACTGACCATAGGCCAGATGTGAAACCCACGCTAGTAATTTATCCATATCGGGATAATAAGGATTTTCGATTTGGGATAGATCCTGTGACGAAACTGGACTAGCTGCATTACACGGTGCTAGCGTAAAGGCCGGTATTCCATACATCACTGCTTCTGTTGCAGCAACACTATTGTAGGTAACTAGTGCAAATACATCATCATCTAGAGCTTGTTTAAGAGTGCTAGTGTTTATTCTATCTTCTCTTTTTGGTGCTCTATCTCTAATTACTACTGGTCTATCTGTATGTTTTTTAATTGTAGTAACAGTTTCTTCTAACCACCGGTCTAAGTCTATTCCATAAAACTTACAGGGTTTTTCATCAGGCTTCGCTACTAGAATTTTTCTACCAGTCTTTTTCCATGGTAATAGTTTTCTATTGAAGGAGGACCATCTATCAATAGGACGGTTGATAATATCGCTATGTTGTAAATTATTTTTTACAATTCTATGCCAATATTTCCAACCTTGTGGATTTGAAGAACTTATTTCGTTGCCAAAATATCCCGTGTCAACATAATAAAACGATCTACCATCTTCCCAACAACGTTTCATAATTTTGTGTTTTAGAATTCCTCGCAAAATAATTGGACGATCGCTGTCTTCGTATACAAAATCATCTGTTGAAGTAATTGTGCCCTTTACCGAATCGGCAAGATATTTTATATATTCATCCTTGCCGTCTTTACTTAAGAATACCCAATCCTTCATTTTCTTTCTATATCCTCTTCGATACAGTTTATTCCATATTGAATTTCAATCATTTTTAGAGGAGTATTTCCTGGGTTACAGAGTTGATGCCATTCTGTTTTTTTAATATGTAGACTTTGATGTTTATGAAAAACGCCCATCAGTTCTGCATCTGTGCTTCTATTAATAGTATAAACTTCTGCAGTACCTTCGACTATGAACCAATGTTCTGCCCTTTGTTGATGTCTCTGCATACTAAGACACTGTCCAGGCTCAACTGTTAATTCTTTAACTTTAACTTCATTACCATTTTCATGAAGCACTCTGTAATAACCCCATGGGCGATCAGTTTTAGGAGATTTCCATTCTTCTAATATCCACGAACTAGAATTCTTTTTATTCTCGCCACCGACACCAAACACAAATTCGATATTATCGTCGTTGACATCCATTTCAGGAATATTTTTTCTAGTTCTATCCCCACCGTTAGCAAATATAATTTTGCTACTAGGATAATTTAATCTTACTTTGCGTATAGCATCTTTGGCGGTGCCGTCTGAATCATCGAATTGAACAGTCCAATTTACACCGCGAATGTTTCTAACAACTGATAATCGATCATCCCATTTCATAAAAGGACGACCTTTTTTACGTGTTAACCAATCATCGCTATTAAGACCAACAATTAATTGATCTCCGAGTTTTTTAGCTTCTTCGAAATATGCGATGTGACCAGAATGAAGAGGATCAAATCCTCCAGTGATAAGAACAATTTTTTCCATGCAGATATTTATCTGCATAGTTAATGACGGTAGTTAAAGCGTGGCGTCTTCTAGACCGGCAGTTCTTAATTTGACAATATTAGAGACCTGCCATTGTTTAATGTCTAAGGCCTTAATAATTCCTAACCACTTGTTTCTCATCAATGCAAAATCATTGATAATTTTTTCAAAATCTACAACGTCAGCCTCGCCTTCTACAAACTTTTCACAGTCTCTAGAGGACAGGCTGCGTTGATAATTTTCAAGATATTTACGAAAATGTTGACTACGAAGTCGTCGAAGTTCAATATTTAGATATTCTAAAATTGCTTCAATTACTTGAAGTTGGTTAAATCGATTTTCTACAATACCGGGCATATTGGCAGCTGCCTTTTCGATATTTCCCGCTATACGGGTATCATTCTTCGCTGCCTGCAATTCGGCTTCATAGTATGCCACAGCATCTGGTATCTGAGAGATATCTTTAGAAACTCGATCATACCAATTCATTTAATCCTCATCTTCGTAATAATCATCTTCATCAATATTTTCGCCGTCGATTGCATATTGAATAGCATCGTCTAGATATGGATCTACGCCTTGCAAACTATCTAAGACACTTTCCTTAATACCATAATCCATTAATGTATTCACAAAATCAGCAGCGACGTCTGCTCGTTGTTTCTCAGGAATATGTTCTACTACAATATTCCAAAGATCAGCAATCAAGTCTTCCTTCATTGGGCTCCCTCCGTTTCAGGCTCAACAGTATTAGTTATCCCGGAAACAGATTTTTCCCCATGTTTTGAAATGTCCTCCATGATAGCATCAAGGCCTCCATTTTCATTTCTTTCCCACGCTTTACGAAATTGTTTAATAATTTCGCCTTCGTTAGTTACGTATACAAGACTGTTACCTTCTTTCTTGAGCATCCCTTTAGCTTCTGCCAGGTCTACCAGTCCACTATATGGATTCATACCTGTTTCGTAAGGAATTTTCACCTGTACACTTTCAAACGGCTTTGCGTAACGAGTTTTCATAATCTTACAGGCAGCACGAATACCACGAACTTCTGTAATTTTATTACCATCATCATCTTCTTTGAGCTTTAGTTTTTTCATAGCGACTACAATGCTAGAAGCATAGATAAAGCCTTGACCTCCGGAGATTTTATCATCAGGATCAAACATATCTTGCGAAGCATATGTATGATTAGTTGCCACTAGCCCAATGTTCAAACTACCAAACATGTTTACACAGTTACGAACCAGTGCTGTTAGTGCCTTAGGCTTACGGCCCATGTCGCCTTTCAAGTCGCCCGCTTCGAACTGATTAACATCTGTAGGAGTCAACAACATACCGAGACTGTCTAAAACGAATAACACTTTCGGCCGACTGTCTTCTGGCATCTGTTTATATTCTGCAACAAACTCTGTAATAGTTTTTGCTACATCGTCAATCATAGCCATGTTAAGTTTTAACAACTTATCTTCAGCTGTATCGACGCCTAGAGCCTTCAGCCAGTCCTCGTCGAGAGCATTTTCTGTGTCGATTAGGATAGGATAGATACCCTGAGCCTGTGCTGCCTTAATAAGATTACCTGAGCAGATATATGATTTACCGGCACCACTTTCGCCTGCAAATACAGTAACTTTGCCTAGCGGTACGCCTTTGTGAAAGTCTCCGCTGATCAAATAATTGAGAGCAAAGTTACCTGTAGAAACCCAGTCAGTGGGGTCGTTAAAGCCAATACTAAGACCTTCAATACTTTTAGTAATTGACTTTCTAAATTTAGAAATATCAAATGCTTTTGCCATATTAGTTGTCCAGATCCTTGGTATTCCATTCTTTTATAACAGCGACGACTTCATCTTCGGTATTACACATGGTTTTAGTCGTTTTCCATTCTTCTTTCTTATCACGACCACCGATTTCAATCATCCAACCGTTATCATATCTATTCAGTGTGATTGACTCACTTACTTTTGCTAGTTTATCTAATTTTGCCATTTTATTATCCTTTGATGAGAAGAACTCGGACGTAAGAACTATGTCCTAGAGGTCCGAGCCGTGTTAGCTATTATTGTTTCTGACGATTGCGAATCATGGCAAGAATATCTTGCGCACGACTAGCTGACTCAGTTGAAGCTGCTGCTTCTTGTTTAGTCGGAGCGGCCTTTGCTACTGGCGGTGTGTCGTCTTCGGCGTCATCTACTGGAGCAGCGGCTGCGGGTGCCGGCTTATTAGGATCACCTGTGGCAGCACTCATCCCTGCTGGCTTGAAATATTGACCCCAACGATCCATATCATAGGCTTCGCCGTCAACAGATGCTTCGAACATCTCTTTCATAACCTTAAGCTCTACGTCTGTAGGCTTCTTAGGCAAAAATGCTGAAAGATCAAACAAGCCAAATTGTTCAATGGCTGCTTTTTCTTGGTCAGTCAAAGAACGCTCTCTGCGACTCCACTTTGATGTAGAATAGTCAGCGTATCCGCCTTTACTTGTTTTAGCAATACGGAAATCAACACCACGAAGATAATCTGTTGGCAATTCTTCCAACTCCGGATCCATTAGTGCAGATTTAATAGTTTGAAAAATCTGAGGACCAATGATAAATCTACGGATAGGATTATCAGGTGTGTTATCTTCCTTCAAAGGATCTTCGGTCACAAAACCTTGGAAAATGTAAGAACGTTTCTTCCAGTACTTACGACCCATTTCTTCAAGACTCTTGTCTTTAAACCATCCACGTACTTCAGATAGAATAGGACATACTGAACCATCATTGTACATTTCAACACAGGGAACCTGTACTTGAACTGGACGTGAGTCGGTTTCACCTTTAATACCTGCAAATGGAAGTTTGATCATTGCACGTTCTACCCAGAAGAAAGTATTGTTTGAATTACCGTCTGGTAGAAAACGTACTACGGCTTCTTTACCTTCCTGCATATTCCAGTGTGGGTAAATTGCGTTGTCGCCGCCGCCTGTTGATTGTCCTGTGGACTTGCCTTGTGCTTCTTGAAGTTTTGCACGAATTTCTGCTAGTGTTGCCATTTTAATTTAGCCTCCTATGTTTTTGCCTTAAAATGTATGCCTTGCGCATAACAACTATTATGCGTGTTTTATTTAGCAAGGTCAATGTTTTTTTAATTATTTTTTGCCAAAAGAAAAGTGGGTCATGCCCACTTTTCTCTGTACTTCAGTAATGCTAGTTGCCTAGCTAAAAACAATCTCCATCTTATGTATTCTGGAAGACCGTCTTCCTCCAGTTCTTCTAACTTTGGTCTGCTGTAACCTCGATGTAACGCATCTTCAAATACGTACTCAATTTCACAATCATCAAATGTAAGAACAACTGTTCTATGAGGATTACTTCTTAGCAGGTTCTGCTTTTTTGGCTTCGCTTTTGGTAGCGTCAGCTGCCTTCTTTTCTGCAGGTTTGGCTGCTGATGCTGCTGGGGCTGCTGCTGGTTTGGCTTCTTCTTTCTTGGCAGGTGCCTGTGCGAAAGCGGATGCTGCGAATACGGATGCTACTAATGCTACGATTGCTGATTTCATATGAAATCTCCTTTTTTTAAATTTGCAAACAACATTGTCTGCTACTTATATAACGCCGCAGGTTCACGAAACGTTGACATCATGAATAGCTTTGGCAATAAAAGGATTAATTTTGGATATATCAGTAGCATACATGTTATCTGTTATCTTACAAAATTTTAAAAATTGATACCATTTTTCTTCATCGTATCTATGTTTGTCTGCAAAAAGATTTTTGACAAATAAATGAAAAGAATTAGACGAGGGAATTTGTTCTAATATGATTTCTTTATACCAATCGGGAGCATAGAATGGCGAAGTTATATTGTTTGATACTATATCTATTGAAATTGAAAATGGCAAATGTTTTTCTAACCAATTAACACTTGCATCTAAACCTATAATGTTTATTGAACTAAAAACACTATGTACTGAGTGTGTGTTTGGAAAATACTGAGCGAGCTGTAGGGCATTGCTAATACTTTTTTCAAAATTGCTACCTACTCTTTGATAATCATTGAATTGAAAAATGCCGTCTATACTAAAATCAAATTTTACACTCTTAAACATTCTTAACTTTTGTAAAATAAAAGAAGGTGGTATTGTAGTAGCGTTAGTGATTATTAGAATCTCAACATTCTCTGGATGGGGTATTTTGTTTAGAAATGTTATTAAATTTGGACTTATTAACGGTTCGCCGCCTAGTAATTTAATCAACTTTAGATCGTTTAGATCTAAAGAATCCATTATCTCTAATGTTTTGTATTGTACGCTTTTAGGTTGATATTGATTTAGGCCATTTCGAGCGAGAATCATGTCTCTGTTTTTTAATTTAGTACTAAACTGACTATTACACATTCTGCATTCTAAATTACATAAATTATCTAGGCTGATCTCTAAAAATTCTAATCTTTCAAAATTTTTTTCTATTGCTTTGGCAGAAAAATGCTGTAAACCTTTTTGTCTCATACTGACAATATTACTATTTTCCTCAACATAGCATTTTGTACATTCTACTCTCTTTATACCTGCCAGCATATCTTGCCTAAGTTTAGTTAAAAAGCTGTTGTTGAATGCAGATTCTCCCTGTACTAATACATCGTCGGTAGTAGGATATTGATTATTTTCGTCTAGCGGAAATCTACAGCAGGGTCTAAAGGTATTGATCATAGTGCTAGTAGCACCAGCCCAGGCAAATTTACATAAAGTTTTGTTTATCATCGATTTCTAACCCATGAACACCTATATGCCGCAATGTTCAGATTATCTCTTAATGGTTGTGTCTTAGAAATTTGTGAATTAAAAATTGGCTTAATTGGAATAGAACTTATTACAGTATGTCTGCAATTTAACTCGTCACTAATCTGTTCTATGAGTTCTTGCTCCCAGCCAATATTAATATCTATTAATAGTCTGCCACCAATCTTTAGACTTTTCACGACTCTGGTCCAATACATGTCTTTAGGAAAATGCATACACCAGGCCATGTATGATGTTATCATATCAGCTTCAATATTCCAGTCATCGTCTATATCTAAAAAATGAAATTTGTTACGATCTATGCCAGAATTTTTTATACCGTCTTCGGCAATGCTCCATGAATGCAGCCAACACGGATTATCTTTGGTAGGATAAGTTGCTTCATTTTTATCACTAACAAAATTATTTCTATCCACTAGATAAAATTCGCTGTTTGGTATGTACTTGTGCAGCAATAGGTCAAACACCGCATTGCCTGCCCCTATATCGATTACTTTAGAGTTGTTAGGTAAATTATATACATTACGTTGACTGTTCTGCCACCAATTGTAATTAATCCACATAGGGAAGAAATCAAAGAAAGTCTGCAAATTGGGAGACTTCATCCATGACCCTGTTTGCATAAACCAATTTGCAGCGAGGGATTGAACATTTTTCCATTTTAGGGTTAAGGGTCCTTTATCAGTGTCTACAGTAACAGAATAATCATTCCAATTTTGAAAAAACTCTGTAGTGTCATCGTAGACAATAGATTTACCATTTGCATCTGCAAACATTACACCAGGATGAAAAATATTCTTAGGCATTTTGTATATAGCACTCTTTTAGACTTCCAATAAAAAAGGGCACCTAAGTGCCCTTTCTAACTGCTACGAACAATCGTTACATTGATATGCCTTGAGCAATACCCGATAGACGTCTAATACTTTCCAATTCAGGATTGAAAGATTCCTTGTCAGGAATATTAGGTGTACCAACAGCTAATGCACCCACTTTACGATGGCTGAAGTCTGCTATCGGTTTGATCAGTTTCATCTCTAATCCTTGCTTGATAGCATTTACAGTCATTTTGTCAGCGTTGCCTAAAATAGTTACAGTAGCCATTTGATTTTCTTCGTCGGGCTCAACTTCTGTACCTGGTAGTTCAACTAATTTATTCATTACATAATCATAGCCTTCTGGTCCTACTGCTGAATAGGTGCTTTGACTAATGCTAGCTTCTTTCACACCAGATAGCTCTTTCAGTCTTGCTAGTTCTTGTAGTTCGGGATTATTTTCTGTTGTTTGTTGTGGAGCCATTCTCTCGACAAATTTACGAGCCACGTGTTCTGCCTGTTCACCAAATTTTTTGCCTACCATTGTACATACTCCTTCTGGTCCCTTAGGGAATGTTCCTGATTCTTTGTCATAGAAGGAGTGAATAAATTCAGCTAATTCTTTAACACCTGTTTGTTGCCTTTGTTCCGGATCATCACTAGCCATTTGCGGCTGTTGTGCAGGTTCTTCTGCAGGAACTTCTGCTGCTGCTGGTTCTTCTGCAGGAACTTCGGCCGCTGGTTCTGCCGCCGCCTCTGGTTCGTCTACCATATCTCCAAAATCTAATTGTTCTAGAGTTTCTGGAGCATTAAGTTCCAACCAATCTTTGATTAAAGGGCGTACACATGCATCTGGATCTTCTGCAGCCTGAGCTTTGATTCTTTTGTATAATTCTGGATCATCGATCAAACCTTTAAGACTTTGTATTGCATTAGTTCCATCGACCCCAGCTGGGAAATGTTGGCCTACTAACTCTTGTAATTTTTGTACTGCGGCCTGTTGTTCTTCAGGATCTTCGCTTGTTACTGCACTTTCTTCGCCTAATTGTAAAACCCAGTTTTCGAATTTACTAAAGGGATCCAATGTTTCCTCTTCAATGTCTAGGTCTTCGTTGTGTAATTCTTCTTGTGTCATTGCGACTATGTCGTCATAGCCTACTGTGTTTCCCTCTTTCATTAGTCTGTATAAGACCGGAAATACATTTGCAATATCTTCTTTAAATGATTTCACTGTAAATTTTTCTTTGAAATCTTCAACAACATCTTGTGGAATTTCTTCGCTGTCGTGTGCCTGGAAATTTTCTCTGTATGCCTCATAATGGCTTTGCTTTGATAAGGCCTTGATCTGTTCTCTAAGACTATTCAAATATGCAGTTGATTTTTCTACAACTTCGTTGGTTTCTGAATTCATTAGATCATTTCTTACTACATATCCGCTAAAACTTTTTAGTGCTGCAATTTCCTCACTCATTCTGATGATACTTTTGCCTAGATCGTCATAAGGTAAACCACCGTTAGCAACATGACGCTGCATAGCACGAGCACCTGCTAGATGAATAAATGGATATTTAAATCTTTCGCCGTCTTGATTTTCTACAAATAATGCATTAATGTGGCGTGTTCTAGCGCCAGGTTGTGTGTCATCCATAACTGCTTGATTATGTTTGATTATTAGACGGGTGTCTAAAAGATTTTGGTAGCTCATCAATCTGCTGCCATACATTGTGCTTTCGCTCATAATGCTTTCTCCGACGGGTTTTTGTATTGTATCCATTTTTGGTTTAGGTTGTGCGTTTTGGCTTAAAAATTCGTAGTCTCTTTTGTCTAGATTATCTTTAGCGATATCTCTTGTATCGAAATTAAGCAATCTGCGTTTGGCAAATTCACGTAATTCTTTTAAGAAGCTGTACCAATTATTTTTCTGTCCATCATTCATCCCTTCTGTGATTCCGTGACTGAAGTAAACTTTCATACTATTGGGTTCTGCTAGACTGATGCTAACATGTCCTATAGGAGTTTCCCCTTCCATGTAATCGAAATCGAAGAATCTTGCTTCTTCAGGGTTAATGGTAATTTGACCAGTTTCTGCTCCTAATTTTAGGCCAGAAAATCTGCTTCTAACTTTGTAGAATAAATCGGTAGCGATATTGTTTCTTGCGTCCATAAGTGTATTTATCAAAGGCCCATGCTGACAAAGATAGGCATAGGCATAGCATCCTCTGTGATTTTTTCCGTCATTTTGTCATATACTAACGGGTCCCAGTCCGCTAATACATCTGCCATGCGCATAATAAGCAATGTAGAACTCACTAGATCGTCATGTTCTCCAGTTTTAGCTTTGAATCCTAAACCAGATGCTATGTATGTTTTTAGTTCAGAAATCATAGGCTTACTGTGTATACGCATTTTATTTGTTTCTATCATGTTCTTCATTTGACTACATGCAGATATTTTAGTTCTATGTGTAGTATTAAATCCTTTACGGAATTTACGAACATGACCTTTTCTAATTGGCTCACTGAGGAAAAGTCCATGGAAATTTTCCTCCCCAATATCATTGATTACAATAAGTGCAGATTCTCCTAAGCTGTTATTTTCTACACTATAATAAATCTGCGGAACTCCCCCTCTTTCTTCTCCACGTTCGTGAATATATTTTAAAATTTCACGCATAACCTTCACTTGTTGTTGTACGGGTGTTAGATTATGATGCCATTCTGCCACCTGTACCATCTCTGGCATTTCGTATACCTGAATAGCACCGTAGTCGCCACCAGTGCCTAAACTAGGATCTAATGCTACCAAATAAGTTGCTTTGGGGCTGATATCTTTGTACCAACGTGTTTGCCCCATAGTCATTATAGGATCTATTCCTGTAAGTTCTGCTAGCTTAACTGAATTAATTAATGTTTCATCAAAGATTAAGAATTCGCAGTCAAATTCTCTACGAAATCTTTCTTCTCCAATTTTAGCTCTTTCTAGTCTAGCCCACTCCTCGTCTCGATCTGGATGTTCTTTCCATGGTGCGAAAAAAGGAAAGAAACCGTTTAAACCTAGCTCGGTTTCATTGCCATACTCGTCAAATCGTTTGTTTGCTTCAGTCCAGATCATAGCGAATTGATCTTCGTCTGAATTTGGTGTAGAAGTAATAATTGCCTTACCGCCTGTGGCTAGTGTCGGTGACAAGGCAGTCCAGAATTCTTTAGCTTTCTCAGGCGGCTGCACGAACGCAAACTCATCACAATAGATCAATGAAAGAGATTTACCACGACCTGTGTTTTCTGTTGTAGTTGTTGCTTGAATACGACTGCCGTTATCATATTCAATGGTATGCCTGTTATAGGAATACACTCCTGCACGGACAAAGTCAGGCAAATTTTCATAGGCATATCGATATCGATCCATGATATCACGAGCACCTTCATACTTGTGAGCAGCAATTAGAACCTGTACGTCGGGAACAAACATCGTATACCATAACAAATAAGCCACAGCACAGGTAGTCTTGCCCATCTGTCGCGGCAACATAGCAATACATTGTTTGTTATTGTGATAAGCGTGTATGAGTCGTTCTTGGTACCC